GCAACCACTAACATCGCTCCGGTGTTTGCTGGCAGCATCGCTGGCGCTTATGGCGGTGACAACTCAGTTCCCACGTATATGAGCCTCAGGGTAATTGTTTCGGACGATCTGACCCCTACCAGTACCAATTATCCGGTGTATTTCTTCACCGCTGGCGCTATCGCCTCTGGTGAGCAAATGGGACTGCAGACTGAAACTGACCGTGACATCCTCGCCAAGAGTGATGCCATGTCAATCGACCTGCACTATGTCTACCACCCCGTCGGCGCCAAATGGGGCGGCAGTGCTAACCCGACTCAAGCTCAGCTTGCAACGGTTGGTAACTGGACAAAAGTGTACGAAACCAAGAACATTGGTATCGTGCGCGGTTCTGTCACTTCCAACTTCTGAGGTAACTAGCCATGGCTTCCGTATTTGAAGCAGTCGCCGGTAAGGCGATTGGTTATCCCGAAGGTCTTGGTGGCGCTGTCACCCAAGGCACCAGCAAGGCGACTGGGGTCACCCTCAACAAGCCTGCTGGCGAAATCACCACTCATGATGCCTCTCTTGCTGGTGGCGCTGAAGTGAGCTTCGTTGTGACCAACTCTTTTGTTGGCATCAATGATGTTCCCGTGGTGGCAATCCAATCAGGTGCATCCACTGGTACCTATGTGGCCAGCGTTAGTGCTGTTGCTGCTGGTTCGTTCACCATCACATTGTCAAACCTCGGCACAACCGCAGGTGAGGCACTGTTGTTGAACTATGCCATCATCAAAGGCGCTGAGGCCTGATGGGTCTGTTCGCCTTCCGGCGACTGCGTGAACGTGAGGTTGCTTCTACGGAGGTGGCCTCTCTTTCTATTGCAGAGCCAACACCTACACTAGAAGCACAGGAGCCACTCGCTGATGGCAATAACAATCGACGCAACGGTGGGCGACGCAAACGCCAACTCATACCTGACGCTCAATAATGCGCAGGCCATTATTGATGGCTTTGTGCAGGATGCCGACGTAACCGCTTGGGCAAGTGCTACCACTGACCAGAAGAACAGAGCATTGTTCACCGCAACGCAACGGCTAGACCGCGAACGGTTCCTTGGCGCACGTGTTACGGATACGCAAGCATTGCAGTGGCCGCGTACTGGTGTACGCAAGCCTGATACCTACATCAATACCTATGCCGTAGGGTTTCCGTTTCGCATCACCACAGACTACTTTGCGGATGATGAGATCCCGCAGCAGATCAAGTACGCGCAAGCGGTGCTGGCTACATACTTGCACAACAACCCTGACGGACTTGGTCTTAGCGGGCTTGAGGACTACAAGAATGTTAAGATCGGCAGCATTGATGTGACGCCCAATCTTGGTTATGGTGCCGTTGGCGCCGACAAGGTGCCGCCACTGATGGAGCGTTACCTGATAGGGCTTAGAATCAGTGGGCCAGGCAACGTTGCCATTAAGCGGAGCTGATCATGGATTACGCCTATCCCGGCGCTGAGTTTATTGATGACACCGCCGCACATACTGGCCGCTTCGGCAAGATCGTTGCGCTTGAGGATTCAGTGATTGCCACACTGGTAACAAAGAACTGGACCGGCAATGCGCTGAGTGCCATCCCGTTTAAGGCAAGCACTGAAATCGAAGGCGTGTTTACCAGCATTACGCTGACCAGCGGCACTGTCGTTGCTTATCGCCTCTGATGTCTGTTCAACCGGGCCAGCATAATATCACCATGCAGCGCCGGGCTGATTATGACCTGCAGCTACAGTTTAAGGATAGCGCTGGCGTTGGCATTAACTTGACCGGCTGGACCGCTTACGCGCAGGTGTGGAACCAAGGCCGGACCACTAAGTATGCAGACTTTGCCATCACCTACGTTGATCTCGCAACAGGTCAGATCAAGATTGCGTTGACGGATACGCAAACTGCTGCGTTTCCCAATGAAGCGTTTTATGACGTATTGCTAGAGGATTCCGACGGGCTGCGTAACTACTACCTAGAAGGTATCGTGTATGTGTCTGAAGGGTACACGGCGCCATGACTATCGTTACCGTTAACGAAACTACCAACACAGTCACTGTTACAACACCAGGTCCAGCAGGTCCGCAAGGCGTGCCGGGCTCTATTTCCCCACTGGCGCGCGGTCAAGTCAGCAAAATGGATTCCGGCACCGTGGATATTGCCACTCAAAACGTTTACATCTCTACTGGTTTGACCGGTATCCTCGACGCCACTACTGCAAACGACATCGCGCTTGGAACCACCGATACATTTGCGGTCAAGAACACCAGCGGCGAAACCAAGCTAATGGAGGTCTACGGCAGCGTTGATGCTCGCACCGTAACCGGCAACAACAAAACGCTTGGCGTCAAGCTGGCATTGAACGGCGTCGCCATCAGCGAAACCGAGTGCCGTGCGTTCACCGGCACCGGCACTGAAGAAGCCAAGCTGGCTACCAAGTGGATGATCGAAATGGAAAACGACGACGAGGTTGCGTTGTTTATCGCCAATCACAGCGATAGCGGTGACATCAGCTTCCATCGCGGCAGACTGGTTGCGATTGAGGTGCCGTCATGACATTAGCCAATCCGTTACGCAAGGTTGCCAGCAAGCTGATGGCAAAGTTTGGCGGCGTGGCAACAATCCGCCGCGTTGAAGCCGGCATTTACAACGCAACTTCCGGCACTGTCACCGAAAACGTTACTGACACCGGCGTGCGTGGCGTGCTGCAGGACGTAAGCCTGCGTGAGGTGAATGACCTGATTCAGGCTGGTGATAAGCGGTTGCTAATCGCGGCGGCTGACCTAGCTAGTGCGCCAACCAATGCTGACCGCGTACTGATTAGCGGCATAACGCATCAGGTCATCACGGTGCGTACGATCGAGCAGGACAACACCGCTATCACCTACGAACTGGTGTTGAGGGCATAATGGCACGCGCGATCCGCGTCAATCAGATCGGCGATTACGTCCAAGACCGAATGGAGCAGTTATTGCGCGTGACAGTGCTGGAAACTGACAGCCGTGTCAAGCTGCTTAGCCCTGTTGACCTTGGCCGCTTTCGTGCAAGTTGGCAGGTAGGTGAAAACGCAGCATCCGGCGGGCAAAAACCAGAAGGCACTTACCCTAATCAACTGCCTATTGAGCGACTTGGCTACAGCCGCGAACGCATCGGCAACATTTATAGCGTTCATAACAATTTGCCCTATGCAGAAAAGCTGGCGACTGGTACAGCAGGATCAGGTTCCACATTCGAGGTACGTTACAACCCGCGCCGTTCTGTGGTCACCTGGGCAAGCCCTGGCGGCGGCAGCAGCATACAAACCGGTGGCCCCGGCTGGATTGAGGGCATCACTAAGGACATGCAGCAGTTTGTGCGCGTTAATGCTAGCAGAATTGGCAGGACTTCCACGAGGAATAGGCAATGAGTAGCACCTACAACGACATCCGCGCTGCTATTGAAGGGCGCATTGCAACGCAGATGGCCATTGCACCGAGCTATCCGGTGAGCTACCAGAACGTACCGTTTACGCCGCCCAACAACACGCCATGGGTGCAGGTGTTCATCCGCTTTGGCGATAACAACTACGCCACGCTGTTGCCGACCGGCGGCGAAGGCTACAACCGCCAAACTGGCACGCTGGTCATCAATGTCTTCGCTCCGCAGGGCAATGGCGCTGCAATTAACTTTGGCATTGCCGAGCGGTTAAAAGACCTATTTGACCGCGTGCAGCTTGATGGCATTATCTTTGATGCAGCATCAGGGCCAGCGCAGGTGACACCAGCGGCACCTGAGGCTTACTACCAAACGCAAACGACGATTACCTTTGAGGCTTACCTTAGCTAGGTTAGACTGCTGACAGCCAACTTATCGATCAAGCAATGGCAACCGTTCTGTCCGGTACGTCCGGCGCCCTCTACTACAAACCTGCTGCCACCAAGGCAACATTTGGCGAATCCGCCGTGGATGTTGCTGATGATGAAATCACAGTTGCTACCTACCTGAACTTCAAGGTGGGTGATCCTGTGGTGTTTAGTGTCGTCAATACTGAAACTGGCGATGCCGGCTCCGGCACACTGCCTGCTGGCATCAGTGCAGCAACCACTTATTACGTCATCACCTACACCGCTGCCACTGGCATCCTGCAGGTGTCGGCTACCTCTGGCGGCGCTTCTATTGCCATCACCAACGACGGCACCGCTGTAGCGCCTAATGCGTTCCAGGTAGCCTATGCCGACTTCGTTGCCGTGGGTGACGTGCGCGAGTGGTCGTTTGAGATCACCCGCGAAGAGATCGACGTTACGACCATCGGCCAAACCGCTGGGCAGTATGCGCCCTTCCGCCGTTACATCACCGGCTTTGCTGATGGTGAGGGCTCCTGCATGGTGTACTTGACCGATGATGATGCCACGCTCGGCAACCGCATGGTGCAGGACGTGATCCAATCCACGCAGGCTGGCGCCAGCTTCAAACTGTACATCGACCGCGTGATTAGCGACGGCAACGTTAGCGGCAGCCTGAGCCGCAGTATCGCCTTTGATGCAGTGCTGACTTCCGCTAGCTTGACCGTTAACCCTGATGATGGACAGATGGTTGAGATCAGCTTCCGCCCGGCAGCTGCTCCGGTGTTTGACTTCAGCAAGTCTGCCTGATACGGTTAGCCCTAGTCTTGCGTTAGGGCTTCTCACCGTCTAAAGTTGCTTTATGCCTACAACAAAATCATCTATGCGAGCGCTCGACAAGCTGAAGAAAGCCGCTAATCTTGTGCCCATAAAAAAAGTGGTCATTTTAAGCGATGGCAGTGAGTTTGAGTTTTGGCATACCAGCCTAACAATGGCTGAACGTGAAAAGGCGCGAAAAACTGCTGGCAGCGATGATGCCAATGCAATGGCAATTCAGCTGCTAGTCCAGAAAGCGCAAGATGAAAACGGCGAGCGGATGTTTGCGCCCGGCGAAGTGGCTGAATTAAAAAACGACGTGCGTGATGCTGATTTGCAGCGCATTATTCTTGCCTTGGTGCAAGATGATATTGTGGAGATCGACCAGGGAAACTAAAAAGGGAGCTAAGGCGCGACAACATCCTGATGCTCCAAATGGATATAGCCAAAGAGCTTGGTTGCACTCTTGCCGAATTGACCACTAAGATGGCACCAGAGGAGCTAGCGCTATGGAATATGTATTTTCAGATCCGACATGAGGATGCCGAAAAAGAAGCCAAGCTCCGCAAGCGTTAGATTGATTCCATAGGAGGTGCCGCCATGTCTGTTGTCGCCAATGTTGCAATTAATGTTGATGCAACAGCAGCAGAGCGTGCGGTTAAGAATCTTGGCGGTGCTGCTGATGCGCTTCAGGGCAAGTTTGATACGCTGCCAAATAAGTTGAGTGCTGGCCTTCAAGGCCTTGGCGGCAAGATTCAAGGCTTTGGTTCGCAACTGACTAACCTTGGCAGTGTGATGGCTGGCATTGGCGCCAGTACTGCTGTTGGTGGTTTTGTTAAAGCTGGTGTTGAAGCAGAGCGTACAGAGAAGACGATCAAGGCATTAGCGGATCAGCATGGCGAAACGGCAAAAGTTACGGCGTTTGCAAATGATACTGCCAATAAGTTTGGCATCGGTCAAACGCAAGCAGCCAAAGCAGTTGCTGATTTATATGGACGCTTGCGGCCCATGGGCGTAAGCCTGACCGATATTCAAAAAACATTTACAGGTGTCAATAATGCAGCAGCGCTGATGAATATGTCCGGTGCAGATACCGAAGGAGTAATACTGCAGCTCAGCCAAGCGCTTGGTTCTGGTGTGTTGCAAGGTGATGAATTTAGGTCTGTAATGGAACGGTTGCCTGCTGTCGGCCAGGCTATTGCTAGATCAATTGGTGTGCCAGTATCACAACTTAAGACACTGTCATCCGAAGGCAAGATTACAACGGATGTCATTCTTAAGGCGATGGATGAGCTTAGCAAAATGAACCCACCGCCACCTGATGCGTACAAATTATTTCAAACAGTAATGGCTGATTTGAATACAACTATTGGCGAACAGCTAATGCCTGTATTCACTCCATTGGTGCAAAAGTTAGGTGAATTAGTCAAACGCTTTGAAGAATTAAAAGTGGGCACCACCATTGCGCAGGCACTTAAGCCAATTGCAGAAGCCGCGCTGGCGATTGTAAATGCATTTTTGCAGCTTGATCCAAATGTACAAAAAATAATTATTCAGGTTGGCGTGCTAGCTGGTGCGTTTGCATTGATTGCGGCACCTCTAGGTTTTGCCGTGGTAGGCATTGGCCAACTAGTATCCGCCGCTGGAGCTGTAGCCGGAGCACTTGGCGGCATTACTGCGGTTGTTGGTGGAATCATCGGCTCCCTTGGAGGACTGGCCAAAATCGCAATTGCTGTATTTAGCGGTCCCGTTGGGTGGGTGGCGCTTGCGGTTGCTGCAGGTGCGGCAATCTATGCATTCCGCGACAAGATTGGAGAAGCATTTAAGTTAATCGGTAAGATTATCCTTGATGCAGCCGAATGGTTTAACAATACATTTATACAGCCAGTTGCAAAATGGATACGCGGCATGTATGACAACATTGTTGATACTTTCCGTAGGGTTGGCGAAGCAATTAGGGCGCCATTTGAGGCTGCTGTCAATATGATCCGTGGCATCATCAATCAGATGCTTAATATGGTAGGGCGTGCTGTCAGTGGTGTTATCTCCGCCATTAACCGTTTGATTGCAGGTGCCAATCAAGGCCTTGCGCGGCTGCGAATGCCGCAAATTCCATTTGTGCCGCAGGTGTCGATCCCGCAGTTTGCTGATGGCGGTATGGTCAACAGGCCAACATTGGCAATGATTGGTGAAGAAGGACCTGAATATGTAGTGCCGCAATCCAAAGCAGGTGCATTTGCACAAAACTGGATCGGTGGTGCACGCGGTGATGCAGCACTAACTGGCAAGAATAGCTCAATGCCTACCATCAATATTCAAACCGGCCCGGTGATGCAGCAAGACGGCAAGCAGTATGTCACCATCAGCGACCTTGAGAAGTCATTGCAGGTGATGGCAAATGCTATCCTTGGCAACAACCGATCTGCTGGTGGTCGGCGCTATCAAGGGGTCAACTGATGGCAAATCGCGGCCAGTCTCAATACCTGCGACTATTCGAAGGCGCCACTACCTATAAGCGGTGGCAGAATTACTACGTTAATCAAACGGTGACATGGGAAACCGCAAGCTGGGAGTACTTTCCATTTACCGCTGATGGCTTTGTCGGTGGCAGCAGCGGCAGCGGCAGCGATGCCTCAATCGTCATCCCAGCAACCACTGATGCGGTAGAGCTATTTGAGCAGGCGCTATCGGACAATTGGCTATGCCAGGTAGAAATGTATGAGTTCAGCACTAAATCAACGCAAGTGCAGCCGCAAGCATCACAGCTGCTGATTGGTTCCATCATTGGTGAAATCGTTAACATTGGCGGCAGCTTTACTGTGCTTACAATTACACTGGGTTCCAGCTTGGCGCCAGTCGGTGCCCAGACACCACCTCGTAAGTACACCAACTACCTAGTAGGTGCACCAATCCGGCTATGAACGTTAGGTTCAACGATCCTCTTTCTCTGCTGCCCTATCAAACCGGGCTGGTGGTGACGCCGCTCAAAGAAGTTGCTGCGCGTGGTCAGACCTCGCTGGATAGCAAGCAGACAGCCGTTGTTCTTGGTGAGCCCATCCCGATTGTTTTCTGTCGCCGCCTAAATAATGTCGGCGGTGTATTCGTCAGCCCTAGTGCAACTGAAGGCAGATTCTCAAACAATGCATCCACCAATGAGTTGACGGTGCGATTGCAGTTAGTGCTTAGTGAAGGCAATTTACCACAACTACAGATCCGTGATGTATTCCAGCGTGCATGTCGTGTCGGTACATGGAAGCAAAGCTATGATAGCCGCACTGAATCATGGTTGCCTGGCAACCTCATCACATCAGTCGCCGGTAAAAAGTTCTGGAACTGCCCGGTCTACTGCGGCACTGGTGGAACCTATGACAACATCACAACACTAAGCTATCTGAACACTCACGCTGACGGTGACGAGACATGGGATAAGCAGGTCCATTGTTTCGTCCGTCAAGGGATGGAAGTCACCCGGATCTTGGATGACACTTTAGGGCCTAGCAATAATATTGTTGATTTGTCTTTGTATCTGATTCGTCAAAGCAGTCGTTTTCCAGAGGCGATGCTTGATCTCGATGCAATGGAAAGCGCAGCATTATTCACTAATGCCAACGGGTTTTTCTACAACGGCTTGTTTAATGAGTCGAACAACTTAGAAGATTGGCTGCAGAGTATTAGCCGCAATTTTTTGCTGAGAGTCAGCGACAAAAATGGCAAGAAGGCATTTAAGCCGCGTCTGCCAGTCAATAGCAACGGGACAATCAAGACTACAGCCATATCGTGGGTCTTTACTTTTACTGAAGATCACATCCTACCGGATGGTTTTGACATTGAATACATTTCCCTGGCTGAGCGCAAACCAATTTGCGCCCAAATGATATGGCGGCAGCAGCCTGATGATGACATTGGCATCATCCGCGTGATGCAGGTTCGTTTCAGTGGTGAAGCAGCAAACGGTCCATTTGAACAAATTGATCTCAGTCAGTTCTGCACATCAGAGAATCACGCAGTCAAGGTTGGCGCCTATGAGGTGGCACGTCGTAAATATGTAACACACAGTCTGCGGCTTCGCATCAAACCTGATGCCTTCAACAGCACGCTTACGCTCGGCGATATCGTGCGTGTTCAGTTACGGCGTGAAACCGAAGTGGATGAGGTAAGCCTGCATGATTTCCTCTATGAAGTGGAACGGATCAACAAAACCATCAGCGGCATTATTGAACTGGATCTAATTCACTTCCCGATCAATGCTTCCGGGCAAAGCATCCTGGCTGTGCTGGTCAACAACGCATCGGGCACTGGAGTGTTACTGCCCACTGGTCGTGAAAACTTCGAGTGTGACATTCCTGATCGCCAAGAAGATCCAAATCCGTTACCAACTGACCCGCAGCCACCGCCGAATCCTCCTAATCCGCCAGATGGTGAAGAAGAGCTCCCGGATGAGGAAGAGCCTGCTCCACCTGGTCCAAACGTGCCAAACCCATCCGATCCAGTTGAACCGAACCTACCAGAGATTTGTGGCGGCACTGGCCCCGGTGGTGCGCCGCTTCCTGGTGACGAGTTAGAGGTTTGCAGTGGCTCTGAAGTCTGCGAAGGCATGTATAACGAGTGGTGGCTATGTCCTAGCGATAGCACTGAGATCAACCCTAGTTGCACAAAAGTCAGTGAAGGCGAAGCAGCAAAATATATCAATGCCAACAACAACGCAGGCAAGCGCGTATTTGTGCGTGGCCGCTGTCCCGATCCCGCATCACCTGATGGCTACGGGCCTCCAAATGATTCGGAACCATCGCCGCCGGCAGCTCCGACCATAACTGAAAGCCCTGGAGAGTATCGCATTACCCTCACAGGAAATAGCACCGCAAGTTTTTATCTAGAAGAAGGGTATAATTGGTTTACCTTGTTTGTTGATACAGAAGGTTGCGCTGATGGACAAGGGCGGAGAGCTTTCACGCATGGCTCCCCAGGTGGCCCAATCACTAGGGATGGAGGAGCCGGGCTTCAGTTTAGTTGCTCACCTTTGCATTTTCTTGCTTCTGGACAAATATTCGGCAGCTTGATTAAGAGACGCCCTGGCACAACAGGACCAGGGGATGACAATTTTGATTTTGTTAGAGAATTAGAGTTCCCCTGATGGCCACCTTCCCTGCGCTAGCACCGCAAACCCGCACCTACACGCCAGGGCAAAGCCCAGCGACGCCTATCTTGTCGCTTACAGGTGATGAACTCAGCGTGCGGCATACAAATGCCAGCACTAACTATTTCTTGAGGCTTAGCTTCACTGGGCTAAGCACAACAAATCACTTTGCGATTACCGGCCACTACATGACGCATGGCAGGTTTCAGCCGTTTGACCTACCGGCTACGGTGCTGCTCGGCGCTAATTTTCAATTCCCAGCAGGCTACGAATGGATCTACGTCGGCCCGCCTACAACTGACTACAGACCCGGTGTGATTTCGGTTAGCGTTGATCTAGAGCTAGTGCCGCCGTACACGATATGACCATATTTCCCCAGCTAACGCCTAACGAGATTAGCTTCGATATGGGGCGATCGAATATCAGCGAGGTGGCGACATTTGCCGGGCCCATACGGTTTCGCCATTCGCAACGTGTTAATGGTCATGAATTGCAATTAACCTATCGCGGCTTAAGTCAATCTGATGTCGAAGAGCTACGAACGCATTACATTAACAACCAAGGTACCCACGGCTATTTCACGGTGCCCGTAACCACATGGGGCGGATTAAGTGTTGTCAACTCTAATTCACTGTATCGCTATATTTCATCGCCTACAGAAGAGCACACAGGGTTGCATTACAACGTCAATGTTGCACTGCGCACCATTGATGGCATCTTGCTGATCTACCTGTTGGATGGTGGTGGCGCCAGTCAACCAGCAGTGGCAGCATTCTCTTCGTTTGCGTTTAACGGCAACGCACCGTTTATTCTGGATTGTAATGGCGTGTCTGTTGCGCCTACATTGCTGTTAGAAAGTAGCGGCGCCAGCCTGTGACGACACCCACCACCGTTAAAGTCCGCCTCAAGCTGCGGCAGGATACCGCCGCCAACTGGACCAGCGTCAACCCAACGCTGCTGGCTGGTGAGCTTGGCCGCGAGTCTGATACCGGCAAGATCAAGATCGGCACTGGCGCTACCGCATGGAACAGCCTGGCATATCAAGGGTGGGCAACGCTGCCCATTGCCGTTAGCGCAGGAGGTACTGGCCAGACCAGCTACACCAACGGCCAGTTACTGATTGGCAATACCACCGGCAACACGCTGACCAAGGCGACATTAACGGCGGGCGCCGGTGTAGCAATCACCAACGGTACCGGCAGCATCACCGTAGCCGCCAGCAACATTGCTAATGCACAGATTAGCACCACTGCCGAGATCGCCGTCAGCAAGCTAGCTGATGGTGGGGCACGGCAGCTCCTCCAGACCGCCGCCAATGGCACTGATGTCGAATGGGCCAGCGACATCGACATTCCCGGCACGCTGGACGTTACAGGCGCTGCAACGTTTGACGGTGCGGTCACGATTGCTGGTGATCTGACGGTCAACGGCACGACAACTAATATCAACACGCAGAATCTTGTCGTTGAAGACAAGAACGTCATCCTGGGTGATGTTGCGACCCCGACTGACGTGACAGCCGATGGCGGTGGCATCACGTTAAAGGGCAGCACCGACAAGACGATTAACTGGGTTGATGCCACTGATGCGTGGACATTCAGCGAGCACCTAAACATTGCCAGCGACAAGGAATACCGCATCGCCGGCACCAAGGTGCTGGATGCCACCAGTCTTGGCAGCGCTGTGGTCAGCAGCAGCCTAACCAGCGTTGGCACGATCGGCACCGGCACCTGGCAAGGAACGGCGATCAACAAGGCCTACCTAGACGCCACGCTGGTCAGCACCACGGATACCGGCACCGTCACCAGCACGATGATCCTTGACGGGACCATCGTCAACGCCGACATCAATGCCTCTGCCGCGATTGCTGGCACCAAAATCAGCCCTGACTTCGGCAGCCAGAACGTTGTCACCACTGGCGCCAACACCGCCGCACGGTTCATCCCCACCGGCAGCAGCGTCCCGACGAATGGCGTCTACCTACCTGCCGCAAACACCGTAGGGGTAGCAACTGGTGGGGCTGGGAGGATCACTGTTGATGGCAGCGGCAACGTCAATATCGACAGTGGCACGGTCTACGTTGATGCCGTCAATAACCGACTTGGGATTGGCACTGCGAGCCCTCAGGCGCCACTTCACGTTTCAACGGTTAATAGTGAACAAGGGCGGTTTGAATCAACAGGTGCTTCTTACATCAACGTAAAAGGCTCTGCAGGTCAAAACCTTTTGGGTGTGGAACCTGGAGCAGGTTGGGTTGGTCCTATTGAATCCATTGCGTTAGCCTTCAAAACAGGAAACTCCGAACGTGCCCGCATCGACACCAGCGGACGCCTGTTAGTTGGCACGTCTAGTGTGTATGGCGTTGCAGGTTTAGCCCATACAGATATTCAACTTTCACGGGCAAATGCCGATGCTGGCTATTCGGTTACGTGCTGGAAGGCGGACAACATTGGATTTAATCCAAGTCTAACCTTCATGAGATCCTATAACAATACAGCAGG